CATCTAAATCTTTATCTGCACTGTGTTGAACGGAAACTACAATGGTCTTAATTCGTTTTGGTTTGTCACCTTCATATTCAACGGTAACTTGAGCCTTACCATCAGGACCAATGTCTTTGATCACACCATTCTTCATCACCTTATCTAGCTTTTCGCAAATGGCATGGGATAAGACCAAGGGGAGAGGTAGTTTCTCACTAGTTTCATTGGTGGCATAGCCATAAACGGTGCCTTGGTCACCCGCTCCTAACATGGAATACCATGACATATCACCCTCACGAGATTCCAAGGCCCTATCTACACCACCTGCGATATCTTTACTTTGTTGATGGACGTAGACAAAGACTAAAAACTTTCTAGGATTGTAGCCCACATCCGTCAGAACACGGCGAACAACACCTCTGATATCAATTCTCTTTGAGCAGGTGATCTCACCAGCAACAATGATGTGTCCTTTGGTAGCCATCACCTCGCAAGCAACACGAGAAGATTTATCTTTTCTTAAACACGCATCTAAAATGCTATCTGAAATAAGGTCACATAGTTTATCGGGATGACCTTTACATACACTTTCACACGTTCTATATTTTTTCATTTTATTTTCCTTTCCGAGCAGATAATAAGCGCTCCATCAAATCGTCTTGTGGACTTCTTCCACCAAACTCCACAGAGCAGTTTTCTTTTACAATTTGGTAAATCTGATACCAACACTGGTTGACCTGTTTCATGTATTCACGGCTCATCGCAACGTAAGGTGATGCGATGGCAGCGGAAGTGGTTGGATGCTTGGCAAGAAAGCCATACTCTGAAATGCACTCTTCGCACTGAATCCAACGAGAAACACTCATGGCATACTGCTCGATTAACTGGTTGTTTACTAACATTTCGCAGCTACGATCTTTCAGCCACTTGTAAGTTTCGATATATATATCTTCTGCACAGAGGTCTTTGCCATTTTTCTGAGTAGCCTTTAAATAATCTTTTACAGCTGGCACATCTGCACCTTCTATATCCGTTGGTTCTGGCAGTACCATGGCACCATTTAATCTGCCATCAGCAATTTTATCGGTTAGAGCCTTTGATTTCCTTCCAGCACCAACGCGCTGACCACCTCTTGCTGTACCATCTTTCGCCATGTTTTCACCCCACTTTCCTAAAAGTCTTTAATACCCCCTTTGATTTCTGATTTTTACACGCGAAGCCCCAGGCCGTTGTCCGCCATAAGAGGTCTAGAGATTTGACCTCCCCCTTGGGTCAGCTACGAATCTGTCGATCACCGAGTTCTAAATGAATCTTGTTGTGACAGGATTTACATAAGGACATCAAATTACTTCTATCGTGTGTACCACCTTGAGAGACAGGGAGGATGTGATGCACTTCATCAGTGGGAGTTAGTCTTCCATCCTCTTTACACATCTCACACAGGGGATGTTCTCGTACATATCTGTCACGGATTCTTTTCCAGGCTCTGCCGTATTTCTTATTAACATCACTTGACCGTTGGTACTTGTCATAGCGCCTACGCTCTTCTACTCGATGGTCTTCACAGTACTGGCCATCGGTTAAGTTGGGACAGCCTGGTGTACTGCATGGTCGTTTTGGTTTTCTTGGCATCATATCACCTCGCTTTCTGGGCATAGAAAAAGCCCTGCAGGGCGCATCCCACAAGGCTTGGTAAGTATTCTATCTTGCTGATTATAATGTAACATAAAGATGAGGTGCTTATCTCTGCTCAAAAGTGCTCATTGCTGTTCAACTTTTGAATAGTTATTGGATTTTCAGGTACGACAACGTGATTTAAGGCATTGCCATGCCATCTGCGAATGGTACTCTTATCAGCATTCAGCTCATCGCCGATTTGCTCCCAAGTATAGTTATGAACATAACGGTAACGTAACACCATGCGTTCATCAATATCCATTACTTTATTAATCACATCTCGAATCTCTGCTTTAAGTGCTACAAGATGATCCACCTCATCATTAATCTTGATTTGAAGTTCTTCAATTCGCTCCAGGTATCTGACAAACAAAGCATCGGTATGCCGCTGGGTTTGTATTCTCTCACCCCAACCAGGGGAGGAAACACTGGTCGATAGCTCCCTTAGCCTTTCCATTTCCTCAATGTTGGATTGGATTCGTTTATCTAGCCTGTAGGCTTGATGTAAATATTCTTTTGCTTTCATTACTCGCTCACCTCCGCTTGTAGCTTTTTGATTAGGACGTTTCCATCAACAGAGGTAAGTTCTCTATACCAATCAGAGCGGAAGAACCTCTCCACCTCGTTTTTCAAATCTTGTGCCGGTCCATATCTAGGCCGTTTCTTTAGTTTCTTTAAGGTATCTCTATAATCCTTAACAGCCATCAAAATAATGGCATTGGCTAAATCTTGATAAGGTTCTGTCATCGCATCACCTCTAAATTCGCCTTTACCGCATCAATCAAGGCATCTTGAGTTTTCTCCTTTTTTGTGAGTGCAAGTAGTACGTCTTCATCGATCGTGTTTTTGGTGATGATGTGGTGAACAATGACGGTATCCTTTTGCCCTTGCCTGTAAAGTCTTGCATTAGTTTGCTGATACAGCTCTAGTGACCAAGTCAGACCAAACCAGATAAGCGTTGAACCGCCGCTTTGAAGATTAAGACCATGACCGGCACTGGCTGGATGAATAACAGCAATGGGTATCTTGCCATCATTCCAATCCTCAATATCCTTTGATGACTGAATTTGTCTGACTGGAAATCGAGCTTTAATTCGTTCTAAATCATGCTTATACCAATAAGCAACAAGGACTGGTTTCCCATTTGCTCCTTCGATTAAATCTTCCAAGGCATCTAGCTTTTTGTCATGAATCACATGAGCTTTATTTTCGCTATCGTATACTGCACCATTTGCCATCTGTAGCAGTTTTCCAGAAAGGACGGCCGCATTAACCGCATCAATTTCTTCATCACCTAAGTTAGCCACCATGTCCTCCTTAAAATCTGAATAGACTTTCCATTCTTTTTCACTTAAAGTGACAAAAACTTCATTACTGACATATTCAGGCATCTTGAGATAATCGGTAGATTTCATAGAAATGGTGATGTCTGATATTTGTTTGTAGATTTCATCTTCAGCACCAGGCAGTGGCTTATATGAAAATATAATCTGTGCGTTTCTCTTATCTGGCTTAAAATAGGTATTTCGATAATGACTAATGTAGCGTCCAAGCCTTTGACCCAAATCAAGAATTCGAAATTCAGCCCATAAATCCATCAATCCATTACTGGAGGGAGTACCGGTAAGACCGACTATTCTTTTTACAGAGGGTCTTACTTTGAGTAGACTTTTAAACCGTTTTGCTCCATAAGACTTAAAGGATGACAATTCATCAATGACCACCATATCAAAATGAAAAGGAATACCACTTTTATGAACCAACCAATCCACGTTCTCACGATTGATGATGTATAGCGTTGATTGTTTCTTGAGAGCATCGATTCTTTCTTTTTCCGTTCCCACTGCCACCGAGTAAGAGAGTCCTTTTAAGTGATCCCACTTATTGATTTCTGCTGGCCATGTATCCCTTGCTACTCTTAAAGGCGCAATCACTAACACCTTGCAAACGAGGAAACTATCCAAACACAAATCAAATATGGCAGATAAGGTAATCACACTTTTACCTAAACCCATTTCAAGAAATACAGCCGATATGGGATGGGATAAAATGAATTCAGTGGCATAGCTTTGGTATTCATGTGGCTTATATTTCACTAAGTATCCCTCCAATCTTTTCTACATCATCTAGGCAATAAACCAGAAAGCCTAATGCCTCTAATTGCTTCTTTCTTTTTTTCTGTAAAGGTCGCATCTTTTTTCCTGTCGCCTTACATTCGACAAAAGCGATTCTTCCCATGGGGAGTAACACAATACGGTCGGGCATGCCATCTATTCCAGGACTCACAAATTTCGGTGCCATACCTCCCATGCTTTTTACTGTCGCTACCAGTTTTTGTTCTATATATTTTTCTTGCATAAATGACCTCCAACAATTCATCAGGAACAACAAGCACAACTTTTAGCGTTTTTTCCTATACGCGCGCATACACACGCTCACGATGCCTTACTACTACTATTTATTAATTTATTACTAAGTAGTAAAACTCTTGTTCCACTCATTCCAGTAAAGCCAAAATGTCGGTAATGACTGGGTTTTTAAGAGAACAAGCATAAGGAACAACTAAAGAACAAGGAACGACCTTACTCATTTTTCTCGTAACAACGTTGCCTACCGTAAAGGGGAAAATTACTTGTTCCGTTCTTGTTCCCTTGGTACTTGTTCCAGCCATTAATCTTTTTCATAATGCCTGCAATGGCATAGGAGTCCGCAGGTTTCATGGCGGAGGCATCCCTTCCAAAGCATTCACACCAAATTTCCATATTGCAAACAAGCGTACGTTCAACCGTACCGACACGGGATTCCCCACCAAATTCACTACCGTTTAGGTAATTTCTTCGCTCGTATAAGGACAGGGCATTCCAATCATCGGGTAACAGCGTATCGAGGTAGGCGCGAACAAGACCTTCTCGCTCATCACTCTCCATAGCATCTGCCTGCTCATTTGTTGCTAACTCTACGTCACTACCCTCTAAATAGAGCTTTTCACCTTTGGCATAAAGCACCAAAGTTTCTGCCCAAATCTGCTCTACATCGTATACGGACATCTGCCATGCTTTTCTTTTACCATCACCACTAATACGTACAGGCCAGAATCTTCGGTTACCCGTGATGTCTCGCAAAAATCCACTTTCTGCATTGGTAGAACCGACAATGATACATTGACGTGGGTGGCTTTCCACATTCACCCCATAACTGGCACGGTATTTATCATCGGATCTTGAAATAAAGGATTTCACGACTTCCACATCAGTTTTTCGCATACCCGCAAGTTCGCCCAGTTCTAAGATCCAGTACCCTTGAAGTTTCTCAGGGCCTGCTTTGTCTTTCATATCGGTGAGGGTTAAACTATCGGAAAACCAATCACCTGCAAGTTTTGCAAAGAAGGTAGACTTACCGATGCCTTGTGGTCCATTCAGAATTAAAACGCTGTCGAATTTCGTACCAGGATGAACAATTCTAGCGACTGCTGCCACCATCATTTTTCTAGTAACGGCTCTGGTATAGGAATTATCTGTTGCATTAAAATAATCAATCAACAAGGTTTCAACGCGATCGGTTCCATCCCACTCTGGTAGATGATCCAGGTATTCTTTTATAGGATGATAGGATCGCTCTGCTGCGACTGCTAGTATTGCGTCCTTTGTTTTGGTTGGGGAGTAGATGCCATATTTATTAGACAGATAAACTTTAAGGGCTGCATTATCTGAATCATTCCAGCCGCCCTTCATCTGTTCCCAAGGCAGTCCGTCTCTTGCATCGATTCCATCACGGTGCTTATTAAAAGCAATGGATTCTAGTTCTGAATCGTTGCGGATGATGAGAACAATATTGTCCAAGGTATCCTTAATTTTTCCTTGCTTATCCAGTTCAAGTGCTGTCTGCCAATTATCCTCCGTAAAATCAATCGTTGCCTGTTCCATCCGCTCTTTTGTAAACTGTGCCTTTACTTCATCATCTTGTATGGCAAATTCACACATGTTGATAAAGGATGGGAGTTTGCTTGGAGGTGTGCTTTCTGTCGCTCTATCATCTAAATGACCAAATCGATGAATGCGAACAAGGTCAAAAGCATTAAGCAGTCTCCCACTTGCAGGATCTGTTGCGTGGTGGGAATAAGCAAACTTATCATCATAGAGTATGACACCGGCACTGGAGTCAGCAGGAATATAATCATAGCGTCCAGTCATTGCTGAAGGCTCGTATATATCCTTTAAGAACGTATCGATTGCACTGCTTACTGAGTAGGTACGGCAAAAAGTGCCAATGACACCCTCTTTTGAAAGTGGATCGGCTTGTTCCTTTAATGAGCGGTCAATAACTTCTGACTGACGGGAGGATACGGGCCAAGTACTGGTGTCTCGCCAATCATCGTATTTATTTAGAAATACATCAGGGTCTAGGAGAGAACCATCTTTTTCCTCATACACGAAAATGCCGTTTCTTGAAGTAGACGGCCAATACATTAATCGTTCCGGTTCATAGGTCGTATCATCAAAAAGATCGATGCCGATTTCTTTTGCGACCATGCGACTAACGGCTGCATACTCTTCCTCTCCCACATCACGGAAGAGAGGAATGATCAGCCTTAGTCTTGGATTTTCTGGAGTATGCTTATGAGTAGAATAGATACAACACTGATAAGGGAAGAAGGTAGAGATTTCTTCCCAGATAGTACTTGTGCCATAATCCATATCAAGGGTGAGCATGGAGCGTGATAGAACATTCCCTTTTTTACGTCTACCATCTTTTAAGTGACCGCCAACAAAACCCCCGACATCTTTAATGGAATCCTGGCCACCTTTTCTCATTTTTCGATATTCTTCTACGGTTTCGGTAGTACGCTGCGTGGTCTTAACTCGGGAGCAGAAGTCCTCCCAGCTGATGTCTGTGTTTTTCCATTTCTTATCCATTCGGCTGTTGCCGTATGCTATCTTCATAGAGACTCTACCTCCTCAAAATCTTTATTAAAGTATCTAACCGGCTGTCTGCGTTTCTTTGCTTTTTCAATTTCAATACTCATACCTCTTGAAATCACATCACCTAGAACCCAGACCTCTTGACATTTGCCCATCAGGATAATATCCATAAAGATAGCGAGGTCGCGTTCCTGTTCATTGCTGTCATCCATGAACTGTGGAAATAGAAGGTGAGGAGCAAGCGGGATGTTCCCCTTATCTAAAGCAAAACGGCAAAATGCTCGTGTGCGCTTATTGTTGTTTTCAATATCGCCACTGAATGGAGAGCAAATATAGACAAGGGGCTTAAAGGCAGCTTTTGCTGCTGCCTTTTCCTCACGGGATATATTGCTAAGTGCTTTATGAGGAGTTGGGTCATGATACCCCTCTGCATTTTTCATATTGGTTCCCATATCACACCTCCATCTCAATCTGCGGATAAATACCATCCGCTTTCAACTGTTCATAAATAAAGAGCCTTCCTTTTTGTGTCCACTTGGTATGCACTTTCGTATGCTTTATACCTTTGCTATCTTCGTAAATGTGAGTATTGGTTTTGGTATATCCGTTTGGAGCATACTTTTGATAGAGAAGCCAAATATCACCTTGCTTAAACTGAATCCCTTTTTCATGAAGGTATTCGTTCATGCGCATGGCACTCCAGCCATAATCTTTGGCAATCACAGAGATATTAACTGCATCCCTGCATTTAAGCACCACATCATAGTAAGTAGCCTTGGGTTTCATCTCAGCAATTTGCTGCTGACCAATCGCAACTGCTGCCATCAGCTCCTTATTCTTTTCACGCTCTTCTTTTAATGCGGTAAATGCGGCGATAGCAAGGTCTGGGTTTGCGATTAAATCATCCGTAGCATAGAGTCCATGTTTCCGAATAGCAGGGAGGACTTCACTAGTCACCCATCGCTTAAACTTCTTAGCATTAGGCATTTTGCTTGAGAGGATGAGGCTATAAAGACCGGATTCATTGATGATAACCAAATCTTGTTTTCCGCCAAGGGTGTCACATTTCGTTACCCCCTTGTCCTCTTCGTCAACATGGTCAATTAATGCTTTTCGGGTATTTGCGTAACCAAGAATACCAGCTACATCCTTACCGACAAAATAAGGTTGACCGCCAAGCGTTGTAGTACGTACAGAGCCGAACTCTGCATTTTTGTAAACTTGTAATTCCATTCGAATTACCTCCTTGTGTTTTTTGGAGGTCTTGACCTCCTACCTAGTAGCCTTGGGAGAAGGTCAAATCTGACGGTTTTTATATTCTTGTTCTAATTTCTTTGTGGCCCGCTTTAATTTCTGAGTAATGTTGTTTTCATTAACTCCGATGGAGCTGGCATATTCTCGAATCGACATACCGTCAATGCGTACTGCAATGAACATATCTGCCCAATCCTGCTTTTTACCAAGAGCGGTGCGTATCCATGAGCAGACAGACTCATACTCATCTTGGTGATTGCGTTCTATCTCCTGAGAGTTATCAGCGAAAGTATCCATGACATCTATTTCAACTTCATCATCTTTTCGATAAAGTGTCTTGGGATTACCAAGATGCCTATGGTATCGGCGCCAATGGTTGTATTCCTTGTTGTTCATGAGGTCGAACATTTCTTGTAGAGTCTCGCAGCGTTTCACTTCCGATTTCTTTTCAGGCTTTGCTTCTGCAAGACGTTGCTCATAGTCGATATCCAGCATGACGCTGTAATCTCCATCTGGAATTTCAATTGTGGTGTAGTTCTTGTGACCGTTTTTGATTTGATCTTCATATAAAACTCGAATCTTCATAAAGTATTCCTTTCCGCCTAGGAATTGGGCGGCGGAATACAAAAAGAGCCTGCGGTGAAGATGACCACAGACTCCGCTTGTCCTAAAAAAGGGCACACGAAATAACGGTGGGTGCATCTTCATTCCAAACACAGTCTTTATCACTGTGTTCTGAACTCTTATGCATCCCGCCGTCCGTATGCGCACTAGGACTTTGAGATTGATTTTGTTGAGCGATAACCGCTCTGGATAGATTTCTCCCTTAGGGAGGATAGGTAGGCTGATTATTCAAATCTGTCTCTACCTATCATTTGTTCTAAAAATTACTTTTTCTTGCTTGGTCTTGTTTGACTTAAAGCACTGCCAGCCACAGACTTGGCTTTCTTGCTGTAACGCCCATCACTAAGAATTTTGCTTGCTTTTGATGCAACTCTTTTAGATGTTTGCTTCGAATTACGTTTGGCCATTTACGTTCCCTCCTTTCACAAATTGGATTCAATCATTCATTTTCGTAAATATAATGTAGATTTTCGCAAAGATACATGATAGAATATCTTTGTTATGCCTTAACAAAATGATGCTGATTTAAATCCTATCTACATAATATAAAAACCCACCTTTCGAACTGGGTACGTTCCAGGTCGAAGGTGGGTACAAAGTGGGACAACTATCTTGAAAGGAGTTAACGTAATGGAATTTAATGATTTCTTCAATCTAATGAAACCTGTACTAGGTAAAGAAAGAGCAAATGCTAAGTTGGTGCGAAACCTAATAGCTATGATTACTAAAACTGATAGCGATGTTGACCCTTCTCAAGATCAGTCAGACGACACTTTGAAATCTTATGCAAATGGAAAAAGACCTCTGTCTCCTGAATATGCTAGAGGAATAATCGCAGAGATTGAATTTCAAAATTTTGTTGATTCGGTGAATTCAAATGATGAGGTTGTCATTGAAAGATTGTCAGATGACTTCAAAAAGTACGATCCAACAGTTACCCCTGATATAGTTGGAACAATAGCAGGAAAACTTTTCTTAGATATTCTTTATAAAGCTGCTGGTGAAAACACTGATATGCAAAAGTCCTTAATGCCTTCAAAGTACTATTTAAGACATAGATATGGAAATCAATTATTAGTAGAAAATAAAGGAAATTGCCCTTTTAAAGGGTGTGGTAAGCCACTCTTATTGAGTAACAACGAAGCAACACAAGCATATTTTGACGTGATTATGATAGATAGTAAAAGTGGAGAGCATAGCGAAAATTTAATTGCTCTTTGTCCAGAATGTGCAGCAAAATATTTACTATCTCATACAGAAGAAGATCAAATCGAATTGCAGGATTTAAAGATATCTATGTATGAACATTTATTAGCTCAGAAGTCACTTACGGATATAAAAGTTGAAAAAGCGATATCGGAAGTTTTGGAAGTTCTTTATGTAACCGATCCGAATGAAATCACCAAGTTAAATTATGAACCTCAATCTGTAAGAGATAAGATTTACAAGAATAATTACCTCTTGTTAAGAACTAATATTTTTAATGTGACTCAGTATTATCCGTTTATTGAAACACAGTTTAAATCTTTATCTAGAGAAAAAAAGATGAATTATGATGTGCTATCTTCGCAAATAAGGCTTGCGTATGTCACAGCATTAGAAAAAACAAGTATACAAGACGAAATCTATAACTCCCTCGTTGAGTGGCTGATGGGCATCACAAACAAATCTAGAGTAGCCTGTGAGATAGTTATTTCGTTTTTTGTACAGAAATGTGAGGTATTTGATGCTCCTTCCAAACAAACTGTTTAGCTATAAAGAAAGTACCCTGGCTAAATTTCCAGTACTTATAAAATGCTTGAATAATAGACCTTACTCGGTAGAGGAATTATATAACACAAACAAAAGTCTGTTTTTAGATATAGAAGATTATACAGAAACGTTATGCTGTCTTTATGCATTAAGAAAAATCGAACTCGATGAAGAAAGGGGCGTGATTGTCTATGTTGAAGAAGATTCAGTGCGATAAATTTATTTCCAAAGGGCAAGTGCGTCCACCAATAGAGTTTAAGAAAGGGCTTAATACGATTCTTGGAGGTGTGAATGCTAATAACTCCATCGGCAAATCAACTTTGCTACTTATTATTGACTTTGCATACGGCGGAAACTCCTACCTTGATAGCGATGCTGTAAACCAAGTGGGACTTCATACAATTAATTTTGAATTTGAGTTCAGTGGTACATCTTACTTTTTTTCTAGAAGTACCACGCAGAGAACTACAATTAATAAATGCGATGAGCAATTTAATTTTATTGAGGAAATTAACATTAAGGACTTTTTGTCTTTTTTACAAGAACAGTATGGAGTTGATTTTTATGGAAGTTCATTTAGAGAGCTAATTAGTCGCTACTTTAGAATCTATGGAAAGAACAACCATGACGAAAAGAAACCCCTACATAGTGATCCAAGAGAAAAAAATGTAGCCGCAATTACTGCATTAGAAAAGTTATTTAACTCTTTTGAGGTTATTGAGTCATATAGAACAGAATTTAAAAAAGTATCTGACAAACTTGATGCCCTCAAGAAAGCAAAGAAACAAGATGTTATCTCGTACGGCTCTATCACAACAAAGAAGCGTTATAACGAAAATCTTAATGAGTTAGAAAAACTCAAAGATGACTTGAGAGATCACACTGTCTCTAATAACACCAATTATGTAGACCTTGATTTGAAACAGGCAGATCAGATAAGTCAAATCAAGACTCAATTAAACATTTTGCTGAGAAACAGAACATCAACTAAAACACAGTTAAGTCTTGTTGAGGACAATCTCTCTTCAAATCCGGAAGTTCATCATGGTCCTTATGAAGAGTTAGAGCAGTTCTTTCCCAGGGTTAATATTCGCAAACTATCTGAAATTGAATCTTTCCATGAAAAATTAAGTGAAATACTGATGGCTGAATATGAGCAACAGAGAAAAGAGTTGAGCAAAAATCTTGAACGATTAAACCATGAAATTGAGAGCCTGAAAAATCAGCTTTCTAAGCATGGAGAGCCAGCAAACTATTCAACTACTTACCTGAATAAATACAAAGAGTTAAATCTTGCTATAGAAAGACTTGAAGCACAAAACCGAGATTATATTTTGGTTGAGGAATTAAATGTTTCAAAGAAGGGTGTCAAAGAACAACTTCAGAAAGTTGAAGAAGCTGAATTGCGTAGGATTGAGAGCAGCATCAATGAGCAAATGGTCCGTTTTAACGATAGAATCTACGAGAAAAAAAGAAAAGCTCCTGTGCTAGATTTAGACAGTGGTACAACTTATGAATTCTATACACCTGATGATAGTGGTACAGGAACTTCATATAAGAGTCTTATTGTATTTGACCTGAGTGTTTTAGAAACGACTATGTTACCTGCACTGGCACATGATTCACTTCTATTTAAAAACATTGGCGATGAACCGCTCAATAAGATAATTCAACTATACACAGAGTTTGACAAACAAATATTCATAGCTTTTGACAAAGATGAATCTTACTCAGAGGAAACTAGCCAGATTCTTAATAATACCGCTGTCATTCGCCTAAACGAAAACGGTGATGAACTATTTGGACGCTCATGGAATATCAAGGAGTGAGAATTATGGGTATCAGTTTAAGCTACAACCGATTATGGAAACTGTTGATAGATAGAGGAATGACTAAGCAGGATCTAAGAAAAATCACAGGTCTAAGCTCTGCTCCAATTGCTAAGTTGGGCAAAGGTCAGAATGTTAACACTGATGTGCTAATTAGAATATGTAATGCATTGGACTGTGATTTACACGACATTGTAGAAACTGTTCATGATGAAAATACTTTATAGAATAAAATAAGATAAGAGGAGGTATGGAGTTTGACAATGACATTTGGTGCTGCTGAGCATCGTATACTCGATATGTTTAAAATTGGAACGCGTTTTATATTTGACGACATTGAATATGTTGTTACAGTTTCTGGTAAACCCACTTGTAGTAAAGGTGAACCAAAAACAGATATTTATATAGCAGCAAAGAGTTCCGTTAATACAATTAAAGAATTTAAGATTTCATTCAAAAAGATTAATGCTGATTTTCTAGAAAATAAAACTAATGCAGAACGCGCCGAACAATTACTTGGAAGCGAATGGGATAATATTATCGCAATGGCAACATCTAATATGAAGGATGCTTTTCTTTCAAGACCGTTAATTTATAGAGAAAAGTTCGGAAGAACTGATGCAGGAGCAATTACACTAGGCTGGAAGTTTGAACTTCTAAACGTCCTAAGCGGTCAGTTAAGCGGTGTCATAGACCTCTCAAGAGAACAAGTTATTGATGTTTATGCAGGTACTAATCTCGTGGGTGATAAAAAGGACTCAACAGTTAATCGTATAATAGTTCCCAACAGTGGAATTTCAAACTATATTCTTTTTGAAGATAAAGCATTTGGCAGTGTCCAACAGGTAATTGATTCATTAATAACCATAGAGGATTATGTTGAATTAAACCCCAATGTATATTTTGCATGTAAAGCCTTAAACTATAGAACTTTTAAGAAAAAATATGATGGTAATAGACCTCTCGCTGTTTATGTTGATTGGTTTGTAAGAGAAGGAAAATTGGCATATAATCTTCATTTCGATACTCCCCTGAAGCAAGGTGGTAATTATGCTTTTGCAAGATTAAAATTCGCATTAGATACTCTTGGTGTGGAAACAACAAATGACTTAAATTCATATAATGTAGAGAATAGTAGTATAATATTTGGCTAAAAAAAGATGGTGCCTATCAAAACTTGGGCACCATCTTTTTTAGTTACTTAAGAACTTCTTTAATTGCCACTGCAATCTCATAAGCAAGATTAACTGGAACAGCATTACCGATCATCTTGTATGCATTATTAACATCAGTATATATAAACTGAAAATCATCTGGGAAACCTTGGACTCTAGCAATTTCTCTTACTGTCATTCTTCTATACAGTGACTCTTTACCTTCAACAAATCTACAGTCATTCTTTCCTACCTTTACCATTTTCGGTGCTTGCGGGTGCAACTGGCATTGTCTTCCTGAGGCTTGTACGGTATAAGCTTGCTCGTCCCAAGACTTTACCCTATTTCGGCTCATAAAAATTGGCGAGAAAGCTCCTGTAAAGAATTCATTATTGTTTTTTGCATTAGGATTATGCTTGTTTTTATCTGCGGCAGGAACTGCAGTATCCTGTAAATCCCAGATAATATCTCTAAGCGTAATCTTCTTATCATCTGAAACTGTTGACCCCTCTGGAAAATCAAACTTGATATCTAAATCTTTTCTAAATCCTATATAGAAAACTCTCTTTCGCTCTTGTGCAACACCATAATCTTTAGCATTAACCATTGTTAAAGATACATTATACCCAGCATCTTCAAACATTTTTAGAATGTTTTGCACTGCATCTGAATGTCTATTCGCAAGCATGCCACTTACATTCTCTGCTAGAAAAAATTTCGGTCTGAACTCTTTTAATATTCTAATATAGTCAAAGAAAAGTTGACCTCGTTCATCCTTAATTCCTTTAAGAGAGCCTGCCTCTGACCATGATTGACAAGGAGGACCTCCAATTATTCCGTCAACATCTCCGTTTAAGTATTTTTCCATATCAACTTTGGTAACTTGACGAATGTCACCCTCTATTAACTTAGTATTAGGATGATTAACCTTGTAGGTACTCCAAATAGTTTTATCAAAATCATTAGCAACAGGGATTTCAAATCCTGCCCGTTCAAATCCTAAATCTAAACCACCGCAGCCACTAAATAAACTAATAATCTTCACTCTTTTTCCTCCCAAACTTTTCTATCAACATCAAAAGGCAAGTTGTTTATGTTACAGAATTCTTTTATTTTCTGCAATGCTTGATAATTGGGAATTGCTTTTCCATTTTCCCAACGATTTACTGTAGAAAATGAAACACCTAATGCATGAGCAAAATCCGTCTGACTTAAAAGACATTTTCGTCTTATATTTTTTATTGTTTCACATAAATCCACAACAGTACCTCCTATCCATTTATATAGCTTTATTATAGCATATATGAAGCTTTTAAGAAAGCCTTTTTTAAGGGAAATATTAAGTCAGTTATTAATAGAAATCAATAATAAATGATAATAACAGACAGCCAATCATCTTATCAACTAACCATTATTTTGCCAACCATCTTATCAACTCACCTCATCAATAAATCTATCAATAAATAAATCTCTTATTCACCAATCTTGGATAACTTCCCTCAAATTAAAAATCCGTGATTATCCTTCCGTTTCAAAACCGGACCTCAAACCACGGAAACCCTTTATTTACTTATCTTATTACACGCTTACTTATCCACCCTTGACATCAATACCACCGTCTCAACGTGACTTGAGAGTATGGACAGAATCGCATACTCAACCCCATTGTTTTAGGTAATATGTCATAGGGCATTTTTACCCCTATTGTCTATGCCATTTCCGGTAATTAAATAGCGAACGTTTCCATGAAGGCATATCAAGAATACTGTCTCACAATTTTCTCCCAGATTTCTTGTGTTTTAAGGTATTGCTGATAATGCTTTTTAACATTTCTATTGTACTTTTCTAACTCTAATGAAATATTCATAAAATCCCTGCGTCCAAAATAATTACAAATACTAGGAAGCGATGCTGCAATCTGCTCTCTCATCTCTTCAATTTTTTCCTCATAATGGTCTTGTTGTGTTATATATATTAGTAATGGTTTATACCGTACCCATCCTATGCAGGCACGATAGAATCGATTGACAATTGCTTCAGAATTAGCAGGAATATTCTTTAGTTTGATAGGAAGCACTCCATTCATCAGATTGCGATAGTTGGAAAAGCCGTCATGAAATGTATAACAGGGTACACGTAATACCTTACGTTCACCTAAACATGTACTTAAAAAAGTATCTTCACCTCGTGCATTAGGTGGATTGTAAAAAGGACTTACTCTTTTTGGATTAGTTAGATTTATACATAAGTTTGAACCTGAAATAAACTTGGTATGATTAACTTGCTGAACCTCTTCTACTTCGTCACGCACTAGAATTTTAGTGTCAGCATAGGTAACACCTCCATTTTTCATAACGGAATGTATTGTATCCCAATTTATAATGTCATTGCTTATGGCTTCAATAAAGAGACGAAAATCATCTTCAGTCATTGTGTCATTGAACTCTATATGGGGAATTGGAGAAATATACCCACAGTGATGCCCATTAGTTATATCAGCATCTTTAATATATTTCAAGTGAGTTGATAGCACATGTTGGCCACCCCATATAGCGGTAGAGCGTGTATTGGTAACTGCCATTGGATATTCATCATCATCTAAAAAAATAAGATAATCCATTTTATTTTTCATGGCAAAATATAACACAGCATTGCGTTTACCTGCATAGCCTCTACCGAAAAACAACTGAGCTTCTTCTTTATCAATTATATTCTCATTTATTAAATAATCAATTTCTTCTTGGAGAGCAGTGCTGCCAATAAAATGTGAGCTATCAATCAAATTAAGCACATCTTTACTTACATTAGTATAATCAGTTGATTTTGTGTTTGAATACTTTAAATCATATGCAACAAAAAGGTTTAAACTAATGTTTTCTTTTTCTGTCAAACCACTTTCTTCCCAATTATAAACATTTGTTTTTAAAATCTTCTGAAAACTTTTGCGCCCTGTTGCAAAGCCTATTCCTACATTGATTTTTTTAACTTTTTCCATTCTTATACTCCTCTATTAATTGCTAATGACTCATATATGAGCTTTAGCTACTTTTTCTTTTCATTGGCGTGTAACCTGCTATTTGTCTATAATACTCTATAATTTGTGGAGTAATCTTGTCCCACGTGTATTTAGAAGCTGTTTTTAGTCCTTGGGAAATTATTTTTTTTCTTAATATGTCATTTTCAATTACACTAATAATCTTCTCCGCCATGTTTTCTGGATTGTTCATATGAAACATAATGCAATTCTTACCATCCTCTGCATATTCTACAACTCCTTTATTTTTCGTTGTTAAAACAGCACATCCAGACGCCATAGCTTCTAAAACTGGTAATGAAAATGATTCATAATGAGAGGCACATATAAAAACATCTGACTTTCTAAGCAAATCGCCAATCTGCCTTTGCTTTGGATTAACAAATACTGATCCCATTGGATGGATTGGTTTATCTGGGGTAACCCAAACAAGTTTCATTCTGTATCCTAACTCTTCTAAAATAGATAATGCTTGCATAATATCCGATATTCCTTTAAATTCATTATTTTCACTGCCTATCATCATTAAAGTAAAATCTTGTTTTTCCTCTTTTACAATGTCATGATAGAAAATGGTATTGTCAATAGCATTATTGATAATCGTTGAATCCCGCCCAAAAATCTTTTTTATTTGTTCAGAAGCTCCTTGGGAAACCGTATAAATAAAGGAGACAAGTTGGTATTGTTTGTGTATATAATCTTTCTCTCTCTGGCAAACATCCCCCCATGCGAATAGATGATAATCTCCCTGTTCAAAATATACGACTGGGGCGATTTCTCTCGCAATGCATTCATATATTTCTCTCCAGTATGTTGCTACAATAACATCACATGATGGTATCCCCAATGCCAATTCCTCTGTAAATGGAACTTGAATATAATTGACATCATTACTTATTGGAAACCATGTTGGTTTTTCAAAATGTGATACAATCGTTGCACGCTGATTAAATCTTATAAGATTGTTTACATGTTCAAGAATAATTTTTGTACCGCCGCAAATTCCGACGTGTGTCATAACGTAAACAATATGAAGTTGATTACTTTTAGTGCTAGTTTTAATTAACTTCTGTTTTTGTGCATGTTTTAAATGAATTTCTCGCCTCATAAATTCTGTTTCTCTAAAGTTTTTTAAATCCATCATAATTCCTTTCTTCTATAAGGATTGATTACTAATTTTCTTAAATTAAAAATTGTTGAATCAAATCTAATAAAAAGCCCTCTCTTTTCGAAGAGGGCTTTTTTTTACACGAACATATATTTCTATTGTAACTGATTGAACATTTATTGTCAAAGCGGGACAACTTAATTCCAGCGCTGTATGATTTATCAGCGCATTAAAAATACCTGATAGCACACATTTTCAGTATTCCGCAATCAGGTATTTGACTTAACACTCTTTCTATTTTCCAGTGAAAATTTCATATTATTGGGCAAAAACACAGTTTTATATTCTTCAATTGATTCCATAATAAATTAAGTAAGCACTAGTCACACCAATCTCGTCCAAGTCCTAATTTACCTCAATATGATTACTAGCTTTTTGTTGGGACAAAAGAACAACCGTCTCCACATGCATTGAAACTTTACTTTGCATTAACATTCGCGCACGTTCTAGTGATTTTTGCAATTTTTACCCCCGTAAAAGTATGACAGTCTCGATATCTTCTGTATGTCCAAATATTTCGAGTATTCGGATTGACATCAAAACATTTTTATTGTAATATACTAAACAAGAAATGAGTTTTACAACCGTACAGTTTTTACTCAAGCGGCTCACTCGTTTCTTTTTTTATTCTCAAAATATCATATAGGTAAAGCTTACCATCCTGGGCATGTCTTATTACAAGTCTACCCTTAAAAATATTATATCCCGCTAGCTCGCCAGCATTATCATACTTTGGAATAGCAAACCTAGTATCGTAACGATACCATCCATATTTAGCCTTGCTATTATGCTTATCTTTATGATTCTCTGAAAATGCTTTATTTGTAGCAATTTTGATTAGTTCCTTAATTGCACCGGACACATTTGCCTTCGCATATTCATTGGGACCTCTTAGCACCTTGGTATCCTTTGAATGTGCATACTCATCTGGAAAATCACTTCCAATATAAACCATCTCGTTTGTATCGAGAATCTCAGTACACTCCCCGATATACTCTTTTAAATAATTCTCTACTGTATTCCAATCAACCTTTTTGCTTCGTTTAAATCTAAGATCATTTATTACAACTACCTTATTTCCTTCTGCATCTGTAATTATTGAAACATTTCCCGTAGGCAAATTTGTGCAGCTTTTCAATATCCACTGTTCAAAGTAACTTACAATTCTTCTTTTCGTTTCAACTGAAGAATTTTCAATGTGATTGATTATAGTTTGTTCATCTAACGCATAATCTACTGTCAAAGTCGTGTTCTTTTTATCTTCCTCATCACAAAGCAAATCCACAAGTGATATATCAAGCGCCTTACAAATAGCAACTAACTTATCTGCCTGTGGATTAATCTTTTTCTTACGCCAGTCACTGATGGTACTCGTAGCAATACCAGTTCTACGAGATAATTCAATCTGGCTCATATGTAATTCTTCTAGTCTGGCAAAGATTTTTTCATATATATTCATGATACAACGCCTCTTATTATTCCGCATTTTCGGATATTGTATCATATTATTTTTATTTCGACAAGAAATCTTTAATAATCTTACTCACATCATGTGGCTTGGTATACTGAACATTATGACCACACTCATCAATAATATTAAGAGAGCCATTAATGCCACCTACATTTATGTAATCCTCAATCGTTTGAACTGGGCAAGCGTAATCTAATGAACCTGAAATAAATGTTACAGAAATATTTTTAGGGATATTTACATCATATAAATTGAAGTCCAATAATGAATCATATAACTGTCTATTTAGTTCAATATATTCATCTAGCGGCTTAAGCTGTTTCAAAAACCAATCGAAATCTGCCGTTCCCATATAAGGAGAAGCAAGTGCCAACCATGTGGATTTTTCTGGTAGTGGATCTTCCAAGTGTGTAAATATCTCCTGCCTTAAAGACATTGTTGTTGCCACGCAAGGATTTTCATTATAATCTTCCAACACTTTTTGTAATTCCGAATCATCCTCTCCAGCTAACTTTGCATTAGAAATTGCCTGCTCTGCTAAATATCTATTATTGATATCCATTGAAACAACCTGAGCAATTGCTACATATGACAAAACCTTATCAGGATGTTTTTCAATATAATTAGCTGCTAAAACTGTTCCATAAGAGTGACCAACAATAATAACCTGCTCCTTATCAAATCGCTCACACGCGTAATCAACAAGCTCGTCTAAATCCTTCAAAGCTTGCTCGTATGTAGCTGAGTTATTATTGGGATCGATACCACAATTCTTCATATATGTCCGGCCACATCCTCGCTGGTCCCAATCGACAACAGTATAATCATCCAGCAAATCATCTACCCACGCATAATTCACGTAGCTTTCTGGGCTTGATGGACCACCATGTAAAAAGATGATTACAGGATTGCTTTTATCTGCACCTCTTACCAATAAATACTGCTCTTGTCCGCCTATTTCTACATAGATTCCCTCATCCACACCATTTTGAATTAATTGATAATGATTAAAATAGTTAATATTTCGTGCACCTATAAAAAAAGAGATCACAATCAAAACCAAACTGATAATAGAAAGTGCAATACCTTTTATAATTCGATATCCAAGCTTTCTTTTGGGCAGATTTAATTTTTTTAGGTGGCCTTTATGAATTCCAATATGTCCTATTCCGAGAATAATACTTGAAATAATCATAAACATATTACTTCCGTATATACCTAAAATAAAAAATGCTATAACCGGAAGTGATGCGCCTGGAACAGATATTCCAAAAAGCGGTTTATAAAAATCTTCTAACGTCTTTTCGGATTTAAAATAACAAATCCAATACATTTCATAAATAATCATTAATAAAAATGATATTCCTAGCCATACTATCCATTTTGTCGCATGCAAATTAAAATCCGAAAAAATCAAAGCACAGCACGTACACAGGATTTCTCCTATTCTTTCAAAAATACCAAGAATCTTATTTTCATCTGAGGCATCATAACCTTTCGGCTGATTCTTCGCCCAAATTATATTAGGTATGAAGAGCATTAACAGATAAATCACTCCAACATACGAAAAACCAAATGTAAACATAGATTACACTCCTTTAAAATCTGTTCCCAAAAACGACATCCCCCAGTTTGCGCGAACATTTTTTTGACCATTTTTCCGCTAATTTCGGGCCATTTTTCACCCAAAAACTTATACTATTCGCGCACGTCTTGGCTCATTTTAGAATTTTTACCCCCCTGCGTTTTTGCTCACATTTTTATCAAATAAAAACACAGGTACATATTCTTCAAAAAAGCCCTGAACCCCGCTTAAACTGGGGCTTTACGCGATAGTAAGCAGACAGTTTCCACATGGCACGAGAGTATCAGCAGTTTCAATACTCAACCCTTATAGTTTTAGTAAATAAGTCAAGGGGCATTTTATCCCTTCCGTCTAGATACCTGGGATAGAGTAAATATGTAGATTTCATCAGTGTTTTCTATTCACTAAAACGATTTTTAAGTGCCATTCAAAAGAATGAATAACTCAACCCGTGCGTGTTGTAGGGAATAAATCTATTAATTGCTTATTACTCATACTGTTCATATGCACACTGCATTTTCCATACATTATCTTTAAAAAACACATTGCAATACTCTAAGTCAAATTTTCTATAATCCCATAGAACTTCTTTACCTGAATACATATCCATTATTTTAGGTAAGGCGCCCTCTCTATCTGTCTTCCCAACGATTTCAACAAGTTCATAAGGCGAAGCATCTTCAATAATTCCTCTACCTTTTCCATCAGTAACATATGGATAATGTGTTCCTGCTCCACGTTTCATATCAGTTATAGACAATAATTCTATCTTAAATTCCCAGTCTGCACCATAGTCATATTCCATACTTAACTCATCTCCAATGCCAAGGTTTAGAGTCGAAAGCTTAGTATTAATAGGGTTAATTGCTGGTTCATCACCAAAATCATCCTCTTCAAATACAATTTCATAACGCTTTCCGTTGTGCCTTATATTAAACAAATGACTTGCTGTGCTTTCAAATGCAGCCAATACTGCATATCCCAATTTTGCAACACTGGAAACAGAAGTAATCTCTATATCTCTCCATATCACATTTTCTAATTCGCATAGCCTCACTTTAAATTTATATACATCTGCCATTTGTACTTCTCCTATTCAAATTTTTAATCCTTAATAATATCAAAATTTATTACACAAATCATATACAATACAGATGGCAATACACCTTCCTGCAATGCAATATAACTTATGCTTGCATTTTGCTGCAAAAACTCTTTTTCGTTGGTCGTTTTATGATTTGGATTCCTGATTAACATATCTTGTTTTACTAATCCACATAGCCTATCCATTTCAAATTTAGGAATCTGATTAATCTTTTTAATAATCATTTCTTTAGAAATAACATCAGAAGATAATGCATTGAAAACATTAAGAAATTTTTCAAAGTCTTTGCTCGGTAGCGGATGATTACAATTATAGATTTTTTGCTTACAGTCCAATGTTCTCCACAGCCTACCTACTTCTCTACATTCAAATAATTCTGGTGGAAAATGTTTGTCTATATATATCTTGTCTTTTTTATCGTAATAATAGAAAATAACTTTTGATATATTCTGATTGCTCAATATCCCATCAAAAATATGTGCATCATTATTGGGGGACATTCCTATAAGCACTAATTCCCCTTCTATCTTACAAAAATCATTAAAATAATACTCTGTAGCCATATTCAATTGCGGATGCCTTATTTTGGTGATAATCATATCGTATTCTAGTGGCTTAGTATCCTTTAACTTTTCTATATTCTCCTTAAATGCTTTGTCATTTGCATAACGATTTCCAAAGTTTTCAGCCTCTGCTATTAACTTATGATTGTCATTTATAACCTTGTATTTTAATCTACCACTATAATTTAAAAGTGCATTACAAAAACAATGTTTCATTTCATCAAAAGCAACTGTTTCACCTGCTTTCATCCTAATGTAACCTAAAACATTATTTTTATTTTCACTATTTGCTAACACAGAAAAATCTCCGTGAAGATGATAAACTTCTTTATGTGTTAAATTTTCAATATTATTATCATAATTCAATGTGTATATATTATCAAAGGCTTGAAAAAAACGTCTAACCTTTTTATTCTCGTTCATTTTAATATATATTTCTTGTATTTTTCCACTATTAAATATTGCATCAAGTATTAGATGCTCAAATCCTTGTATTGCATCTTTTCTGTTTTCCTCTAAATCAATATTTTTTAAAAAGAACATATGAACAACAAAGAACCAATCTTCAAGCATTATATCATATGAATTATCTATTGATGAAACATAAAAATCTTTAAAATCACCTAAAGCATCTTTGGTATCATCATCTACAGCAAAAGAATCATACTCTCCTATACGAATTTTATTTGCTTCTTCAACAAAATTTTCCAGCAGATTTATAATTTCTTTCCCAGTAAGTTCATTTCCAAATAGTTCGTCATAACAATCAAGTTTAGCCCTAAATTTAATTCTTTTCATAATAAAATTACTACTGTATGCCACACCACCAAATTGAATATTAACACCGTTCCCTAATAAAATGTTTTTCATTAATCTACTCATCCCTCTTCACATAAATTAGTTCTATATCATACCCAAGTGCCTCCATCATCTGCACAAAGGTCTTATTTACCACACCATCCTGTTTTTTTATAACTCGATTAACATAGGACTTTGTAGTTTCTATCTCCTCCGCAAGCTGTGCTTGGGTGGTTCCATTCTCTATACACTTAACTTTAACATCGACTTCTATGTTATTCTTTATCATAAAATCCCACCTCTTTATGTAATTCAACTTGTTTCACAAATCCATTTAGGTATATTTATCCCACTTTTAATCTTTACCACTCTCTAATATTTCTTACTTAATGCTGTTATCACAATATAATATTTTCATCTTGTCTGCTAAATAGTAAATATCCTTTTCTCCTTGTGCGATAAGTTTGCATACATCATCAGATGTTTCGACGCTTAATAAAACATTAGACTTTTCATCCAAATAAGAAACTTGTAGTTTGGTACAAAGAGTATAACTCCATACCTTGTACAATACAATTGTTGATTGTACTGCTATTTTTTTAATGTCATCAGAAACAATACTTTTCACTTTAACCTTTACTGTAACATTATCCTGATCTATAGAAATTACCTTAAATCCATTGGTATATAATTCAGTAACAAATGGTAAATGCCAATTTTCCGGTCGACTATCTGTGTTTTCTTTAATTAATGAATAAAAAGGTTGTACTTTCTCAATATTATCATACAAGAAGAATTTAGCTGCAAAATTAATAAATTGAAGTATCCTATATATATTCTTTGTTATACCTAGTAAATCTTCTTTTGAATTTATTATTACATTTTTTGAGTGCTTATCTCCATATTGGCATTCTATCTTATCACTAATAATCTTATAGTCTTTATGGCATGCAATATTTC